ACCGAAAACATTCAGTGTTGTGCCAGATGACTCCATCGTTACTCCATTTTCGTAAATGCCATTACCGACTGTAAGACGGGACGCATATTCATTGGCACTGTATAAACCATCTCCAACGTAAAGAGATGAATCGAAAGCAGCGCTATCGTTGAAAAGAGAAGTACCACCGACTATTAAATCACCTGGTACCACAACGTTGGCTGAAACATCAACTACAAATCCGGCTGCTGTTGAAATTGGACCGGTAACGAGGGATGTTGAAACAACTGCACCGGTGGAGACAGAGGCAGCGACAACTGCACCAGATGCATCAACGCTGAAACCACCTGGTGTGGAAACGGTTTTAGCAGATACCGAAGATGATGATACAATGGCACCGGTCGATACAGACGATGTGACAACAGCGCCATTAATATTGACTGATACTGGGAAAACGGTTGCAGACAAGTCTTGGGTAATACCAGTTACGTTGAGAGTTGTACCTGATGATTTCATTGTTACACCATTTCCGTAATTGCCGTCACCTACGGTAAGAACGTCGGTATATTCTTTATTAATGTATGCGCCTCCACGTACAGATAGACCTTGTTCTACATCAACGGACTTGTTAAACAGGGCATTTCCGTTTGCCGTAAGTTGATTTAACTGAGTAATACCTGGTACTACCATACGTCCAGAAGTATCAACACTGAACCCAGCAGGCGTGGATAAACTTTTTGTGGAAATAGTTGTCGCGGAAACCGTTGTGGCTGAAACGGGACCTGAAGACATAGAAGATGCTACAACTGAACCGTTGACGTTAACGGACACAGGGAAAACAGTTCCCGACAGGTCTTGGGTAATACCCGTTACGTTCATGGTCGTACCTGATGATTTCATTGTTACACCATTTCCGTTAGAGCTGTCACCCACAGTAAGAACATTAGTGTATTCTTTGTCAATATACGCACCTCCTCCAATGTATGCACCTTTTTTGATGTTAACCGATTCATTAAAAAGCGCATTACCATTTACGGTAGCGGCATTTAGCACAGAGATACCTGGCACAACCATACGACCAGATGAGTCAACACTAAACCCAGAGGGCGTGGATAAACTCGTTGCTGAAACACTGGTAGCTGAAACGCTGGTAGCTGAAACACTGGTAGCTGAAACTGGACCCGCGGAAACAGAAGACGCTACAACTGAACCGTTGACGTTAACAGACACAGGGAAAACAGTTCCTGACAAGTCTTGGGTAATACCAGTTACGTTGAGGGTAGTACCTGCTGATTTCATTGTTACACCATTTCCGTAATTGCCGTCACCTACTGTAAGAACGTCTGTATATTCCTTATTAATGTATGCACCTCCCCTTACAGATAGACCTTGTTCTACGTCAACGGACTTGTTAAAGAGGGCGTTTCCATTTGCTGTAAGTTGGTTTAACTGGGTAATACCTGGTACTACCATGCGACCAGACGCGTCAATGCTGAATCCGGCCGGAGTTGCGAGTGTTTTTGTTGAAATGGAAGACGATACAACACGACCTGATGAATCAACACTGAAACCACCTGGCGTGGTAAGCGTTCTTGTTGAAACCGAGTTTGCAGTTACAGAAGATGAGGATACAACCGGACCAGAAATATTAAGGATGTTAAGCTGTGTTGTTCCATTCACTGTAAGGTCTTGAGCAATTATGTCGCTTCCTGATAAGTCAATGTTTTGATACGACAAATTCGTTGCATAAATTGTATTGGCGCTTACTGTTTCCGCCCTTACTAAGACCGCCTGGAGCGAAGCCGTGTTATTGGACGAATCATTATGAAAATTTCCAGATGCATCAACACCAAGGTAAAGGTTTCCTTGTACAACGGTTTTACCTGTACTGATGGAAGGAGTGTAAACGTTTGACATTTTAGTTTGTTGTATATTTTTAACTAATATTTTATTTTGTATTTTTATTTTGTACATTATTTTGTTTTATTTTGTTTTTAAATCTTTCTGTTTGTGATTTCCAACTCATCGTTTTAGCCCAGTTTTCGTTCCTATTTAAAATCGTATTCTTTAGATTTTCATTTTTAATAATGCCCTTTAATTTAGCCAAACACCTTAGCTTCCATTCAGCCGTTAATGGATTTCCTTCTACCGTTATTCCATGCTTGGCAGTTTCCGATAAGGCCGCTAATCCATTTGTTATTACAAACGTTCGCGTGACTGCTGCTTCCAAAGCAGTTAAACAAAAGGTTTCTTCAAATGTACATGGATACAGCCAGTAGTCTGTGCTCGACCAAGCCCGCATTAACACTTGCTTAGAAACCCACCCGTGATTTGTTACCCCATTTTGATTTATCATTTCCTTTACCTTTTTCATCGTTTCCGGGGCTACCTGGTTTACCCACTCTTGTTGTAAATCGCAATAAACATTGAGTGTAGCATCAGGTATAAGACGTTTTATTTCAGACCACATTTCAAGCAAAACCACTAAACCTCTGTTAGGAAATGAACTATAAATGAAACTGTTCCTTACCTTTACAGGTGGGGGGGTGTTTTCCGGAAAATTGATTCCGTAATTCAGGTAATCAACATTAAATGATGGGAAGAGTTCCTTGATTCGGTGTTGGTGCCATTCTGTAAGACCAAGTAAACATTTTATCTTGGGGTCTAGCGGTATAATTGTTTCAGGTACAATCAAGTCATGAAAGATGACACCAACATTTTTAGCAAGACCTTTTAAAGCCACCGGAACGTATTCTGTAAAACGGCTAACTACACAATATTCTACTGGCGTTGAGGCTATAAATTCATGGAACCTGGTTACGGGGTTGTACCCAACTCCATCGTACATTTCTGATTTATCTGTATTGCAAAATACTACAACATTGAATGAGTCTTTAAGATTTCTCGCCGTTTCTATTATCCATGTTTCTGAACCACCCAACCCCTTGGTTTCTATGGTACTGCCCGTCCAAGGTTCCCAACCGCCATCGGTAACTAGACAAAATATCTTGGGCGTTGGCGGCATTTTTACCAGATTGAGATGGATTTTGTACCAATTTGATACCAGGTTCCATGAATGGTCTGTCGGTTTGTTTTTATTTAAAAATAATTCAGCGGCCTTTAAACCAAGCTGGTAATTTTCGTTGTAATAACTTGTTTCCGTTAAGAATTTAGGAAGAAAGTGGTAACTCAACGTTGGTTTTAGGGAGTACTGGGAATTTAAAGGATACCCTACCTCAAACGCGAGGTTAAAGTATTTGTGCGCAGTCGTATAATCTTTCGCTAAGTAGTAATGTATACCGATAAAATACAAACTATCAGGTCGTTTCGGGTCTAATCGGTACGCTTCTTGGTAAAGCTCTTCGCATTTCTTCCATTGGGTTGGTGTCAACTTGGTATCTGGTTCCATAAGTTGCATAGTTTCACTGTTGAGCTTAAAATTATAAGTTCGTGCCAATTCAAATAAGGAGTCTATCTTTTCTTGAATGTAACCATCTAACTTGATTCTCTTTTCAAAGTAAACGGCTTTATGGATTTCATCACCGATACATCCATACGTCTGCGCAATGTAGTATAATGTCCTGGGGTCACTTGGTGTTGTTTCAAGCTCCTTAAATAAAAGCTCAAGGTCAAATTGTTTACGATTGAGTGTACGTTGTTCCATATATTCTGACCTGGTGTCAAAAATATATGCCTCGTCGGGTGGAATTGTTACGTTGTTGTTGTCCTTGTCTGTGATAACCTCGTGAATTGTATGGATATATCTCAAACTGGTCCTTGATTTGATAATTCTATTTGAATAATATTCCGAATCGTTTGACTGTATCATAAGACTGTAACTATCTGCGAAGGTGTCTCCTCGTGTTTCCGTTAAAAATTTACGAACATCGCCTTTTAAAATGTACGTATCATCAAGCATTAAAATAAATTGACAAACCGTCCCTGCAAGGTCCAGGCACCTGTTCCTGGAAACTTTAAAATTTACAAAAGGTTCCTCGTAAAGCTTGCCTCTTTTTTGGTGTAATGTTTGCTTGATGATTTCCTGGGTTCCGTCTGTTGAACCTGTGTCAAGTATAACCCAATAATCAAAAAATGGTAAATTGGCTGTTAAGACTTCTCCAAACCCTGGTCCGGCGTCTTTCACAATCATCGCCAGACAAACGAGATTATCGTAATCCAGCGGTAACGAGTACTTTACTCCGGGTTTTGTGTAAAACCTTTTACCTGACTTTAAGCTCATACCCGTTGTACCAGGTGCTATAACGATGTCTCCCTGTGATACGATATTATATCGTTGTTTGTATGGATATTCCGAATAAACAATATTTATTTTTCCATCTTGGTGGGGTGTTAAACGTTCATGGATAAAGTCCTGGTGAGGAGAATTGATTACCACGTTTACCTGATTTCCATAAAATGAGATAATGTCATTTAATAAACCAGTTTCAAATTCAAGTTCGGCCAACTTGGGAAAAATCTTTAACGTAGTCCATTTTGGATGGGGGCGTTCAATAAACGATTCCATTGGATTTTAATTAAAAGTTACTTTAAATTAATTGTTATAATTAAAAATAACTTTTAAATTTTTGTTGAAATTACAGCATTCCCTGAATCTCATACTCAGCCGGTGTGCTCAAGGTGAGTATGTTTGGATGCTAATGGTGCAAACGCACACCTCGGTCATATTTTTAACGAGTGCGATAATTGGATTACCTGTTTACTCACCCGGTTGATTACATGGTTTTTTGTTGAAAAAACAGTTTTTATAAAAAATAAAATTCAACGCGTACGTACCTACTTCTAAAATCTTATATATACGAATATGAAAAAATTAAAATTAATTGTTGAAAAAACAGTTTTAAAAATAAAATAAAATAAATTTAACGGCAACCAGTGTATGTGGCAACGCATATAAAATAAAAAAATTCTTAAGGAAAATAGAAAAGTTGAAATTAAAAATATTGGTTAAAGGTACACCCTCTCCCCGGAATGTCATACTCAGCCGGTCTTCTCAACGTTGGTACACTTAACGCAACCGGAGCAAGCGCTGAGCTTAAGGCTGATACAGCAACTATTACAAACCTTACCTCAACAAACATCAATGCATCAAACACAGCAACTGTCACAAACCTTACTGCCACAAATGTGAGCGCAACAAACTTTAACTTCACCAATCTTAATAACTTAAACATAACCGGAAGCCTTGATGTTAGCGCTAACGCCGTTGTACGCGGAACGGTCAGTTCAAACAACAATAACAATATAGTAGTAAACTGCCCATACAACCCTGCTACCATTTGGAATTCATTCTCAGCTGGAGGGGGTACCTTTGTCCCCAGAGGTATTGGTAGTTTTATTGGGCAAATCAAAGGAGACTTTAACGTTGAATGTTTTCAAGATATTCGTTATGGTAGTGCTCCAGTAGGACCACTTCGCTGCATGCCTTGTGTGCCTTACTACTTAAATCCTTTAGGAAATGTATTGTCAACCGGTCTTCCTTCAACTGGTCCTTTTCAACGGGATTTTCTATACGCCCCTAATAAATCTAGCCTTGAGCCAATAGACTCATATGCTACACTATCACGCTATCAATTAAAGGAATCACAAGCATTCGCACCCGGTGTTTATAGCGTATTCACCCAACGCGCGTTAACCCAAGATACGTTGCCACCATACGTTTTAGCTGTTGATGAAGATAGCTTAAAATTGGAAGTTTACCGCCCAGTAGGAACCAAATCAACTGACAATCTCCCTGTTCTCGTTTACTTTCACGGAGGTGGTTTGGCATTTGATTGCCGCGCTATTTACCAATGTTACGCACAAATGGCAAAAGAAAATAAATGTATATTTGTTAACGTTGAGTACCGCCTAGCACTTCTTGGTTGGGGCGCTGACGAACAGTTCAGGTGCCCTAATGTCCCACACGCAACGAACGGTTTCCAACGTAATGGTGGCCAGTTCGCAGGTGTTTGTGGTAATATGGGTCTTACCGATTCCATTGTTGCCTTACAGTGGATACAGACGAATATAGGGTTTTTCGGAGGTAATGCCTCAAATGTTACAATTTGGGGACAATCAGCTGGTGGTGTACTTATTGATTACATCCGCACAAGCCCCCTAGTTCTTGACGCATCAAAGAATAATGTATTATTCAAACAATGTGTTATTAATTCAGGAGGTTATTTGCTTGAAAATGCTGGAGGTGTTGGAAACTTTTGGACAAATACACAAGGTTCAAGTGTTGGAAAACGTCTATCTCCAAACGAATGGGGGCAAATAGTTCCATCTTATCTTGTAGGTTCTATCCCCATAGAAAATAAAATGACAAACCAACAAATCATGTACTGCTCTTTCATGTATGGAAGCCCGGATATGTCACTTGGTTACTTTTATTACAAAGACCCTTCAGGAAATATACGTACCGATAATTACGTTGATAGCAGTGGTTTCAAGGCCTATGTTCAAGCAATGTCTCCTTCTAAAGCAAAATACATATCAATGAACACCCCTGATTTTGTAAACGCTTCTGCGTTCGGTTTATTCCAAGATACGTTACGCGCCCCTGTGTGGTCTGCTATAGGACAGACATATACACTTGATCAAAATGGTATAGTCCAACCGTCGTCCGGTATTAACATACCGGTTGCATTTTCAGCTGCTCTTGCTGCACAAAATAACGGAATCACAAACTGTTTGACGAGTTTTGATGCAACATTCGATGGTAAAGCTGTTGTTTACCGGAGCATTGCCAACGCTCTTGGACAAACTCCTGAAGGTGATAGCTCAGGAAATAGAATAGCCGACACCCCTGTTTTATATACAAGCCTTGTTTCAGAGGTTGAAATATTCGACGCAGCAATAACAGCAAATCTTTCTGCTTCTACCACATCAGCGAACTATATTCCAGCAAGCGGAGGTCTTGTTCCAGCTTTTTATATTGATTCAAGCGGACAAATGCCTTACCCAGGTGGTATGTGTGCTCTCCAGTTTAACAAGGGAGGTGTTTACCGCAAGAAATTCGCTGCACTTGCTTCTGGGTTCTATAAAATCCCCGGTCAAACCAGGAAAAACCAAGGCCCATACAGCTGGGCGGACCAGGTTAAAAACGCAATTGACGGAAGTGCTAACGGCCTTATAACCGAAACTCTTGACGTTTTTGACACTTGGTATTCACCCCAACTAACAGCAACTAGAGATTCCTCCAATGGAATTGCTTCAGTGAAACTTAAATATCCTTTACACGTAGGACTCGGTTACACACAAGCAGATGCATCTAACGGACTTCCTCTTATATTTACGGGTGCAGCTACGGGTGTAGTTGATCCCGCTCGCGGAACTACCGGCCGTGCTCTACTTTCCGAATACACATACCCACCTGACGCAAGTGGAAACCCGACTATACCTGTTGACGCAAGTGGTAACGCTATAGCCAAATCTTTCTACGTTTCAAGCATAGTTATTGACACTCCAGGTAGCGGATGGACTGCTACACCATATGTTAGAGTAAGAGACCCATCAGGTGCACTTCCGATATACAACACGTTTTTCGCCAGTATTGGAGTTCCGTTCTTTACAGGTGTTTGTCAACAAACTCTCGGTATTAAAATGGAAAGTGACCTTTGGGGTTTTTCTAACTTCGACCTCGCTCTCCGTTCTTGCGATGGTTCCAAGAAAGCATATACAGCAAGTATCGGTCATTATTTTAAAGGTGTCGGTGGAAGCTTAAATGCAACATTCGAAACCGGTGCTACACACTCACTCGACCTTTGTATGTACAACAAAGCATTTGATTCTAAACCAGGAACACAAGCATGGACTTTTATGCAAGCACTTGCAAATTATGCGGGTAGAACTGGAACACGCGCCTTCACAGACCCAACCGGTTGCAATCCTTACGGATATATCCCAACACGTGCCGATTACAGTGTAACCCAGGCAATGCGCGATGCAGTGTTTAACTTTGCAAGAACCGGCGTTCCAACATTTACTGAAAACGGTGTAGCAACACAGATTCCGTCTCTAAATGATTCTAGCGGCCTTGGTTGGTTTTGGAACAGTGACAGCTCTGGAAATGATATTTCTGCAGCTGTACCGGTGGGTTCCTTTAATGCCGGGTTCATGGATTTCTTTTACAATCTTATCTTCGGAACAAATGTTGCCACCCAGGCCGTTAACTCTGCTGGAACCAATTATTATGGATACCCCCTAAGCGACCTTTAAATAACATTTAAAGTAATTTAAAGTTAAAATATAAATTAGTTTAAAGTCAAAATGAAAACAATTTACTTTAAAACAATTTTACCGAGAACCCGCGTCAAAACACGTGCTGCTGCTGGCCAACCAAACTGGCTGTTGGCTGAACTAAGTTACCGTTGTCCCCTTCAGTGTGGGTATTGTAGCAATCCCGTTGAAATCGCACAGTATCAAGACGAAATCGGTACCGACCAGTGGAAAAAGGTCTTAAAAGAAGGCCGTGAACTCGGGTGCGTGCAATTGGGTTTTTCAGGTGGTGAGCCTCTGGTTAGACAAGACCTTGAGGAACTTGTTTTAACGGCCAATGGTCTCGGTTATTATACCAATTTAATTACAAGTGGCATTGGACTTACCGAACAACGTATAAAACGTTTAAAAGAAAATGGCCTTGACAGTATCCAGATTAGTTTTCAGTCGCATGAATCTGACCTTAATGATTATATTGCTGGTAACGACGTATATCTCAAGAAAATTGAAACGGCTAAATTAATTAAACAATACGAATTTCCTTTAACTTTTAACATTGTTTTACACCGTAAAAACATTGATTGTATTAAAGATATCCTGGATTTTGCCTTTAGCTTTGAGCCTGACTTTATAGAATTGGCAAATACCCAGTACTCAGGTGGATTTGCATTAGAAAACCGTGACTACTTGTTACCGTCTCTGGAACAAGTCAAACAAGCAAAGCGAATCGTTGACGCTTACCCTAAAGGAGAATCAGGTATTATTTATGTTTTTCCCGACTACCACCAAGGTCGTCCCAAAGCCTGTATGGGTGGCTGGGCGAACAATTTTATTATCGTAACACCCGATGGAGCAGTTTTACCGTGCCTGTCGGCGAGAACATTACCTGGTTTAAATGTACCGAGTGTTAAGGACTCTACACTCGGCGAAGTATGGAATAATTCTGAGATGTTTAATATATTTAGAGGTGAAGACTGGATGCAGGAACCTTGTAGGACCTGCCCTGACAAGATTATAGACTTCGGTGGATGTCGTTGTCAAGCCTATCTTTTAACAGGTGATAAATTCGCGACAGACCCTGTGTGTAGTCTTAGCCCACAGCACAATCTTGTAACTGAGTTTGTTGAAAAGGAGCGAAGTGATGAATTTGTATTTAGGAACTTTGAAAATTCAAAAAAAATAATGGCGAATATTAAAGGTAAACCCGTTATACAATGACCTCAATAGCCATAGCCCTGAGCCGACCCAGAATTAATAGACTTTACAAATTACGAGGTAAACAGCTGTTGTATCCTGAAGGTATAGTCCACCTTAACGATACAGCAGTTAAATTACTTACTTTATGCGACGGAACTCGCAGAATTATAGAAATAAAGGATATTGTTTTTGACGAGTATGGATTTGATATGTCCATTAACCAAGACATCAATGACTCATTTCTACAATTTTATAATAATAAATGGATAATTTAACGTTAAAATAAAATATTGGTTAAAGGTACAAAATGTTCGCTGCAGCCGTTAAAATCGCTCCCCCCGTTAAAGTCAGGAAGTCCTGGGCCAAACCCGTCGCCGTTAATGAGCGCCTTGGATTTGAGGTTTCTGCTTATGCCGGTAACAACTGGGTTAAACCCGTTGCCGTTAATGAACGCCTTGGATTTGAAGTTTCCGCTTATGCCGGTAACAACTGGGTTAAACCTGTTGCCGTTAACCAACGCCTTGGATTTGAAGTTTCCGCTTATGCCGGTAACAACTGGGTTAAACCTGTTGCCGTTAACCAACGCCTTGGATTTGAAGTAACTGCTTATGCCGGGTCCAAATAAAAAGGTACAAATTTACAAGCTATAGAGATAGCGTCTAACATAGACCAAAGAATATTTAATTTAAAATTAACAATACCAATAAGATGTTCTTGTTGGTCTTGGTAATGTTCAAGAACCCAATCAAAAGTAAAGGCAACGTCCCTTTTGGCTTCATTTAAGCGTTTTCTAAAATAATTGTAACCATCTTCGTCAATCCATGGATAGTGCTGGGGCCAATTGTCTAAGCGTTTCTGGTGAATTTCTGGAGCAAATAGTTCAGTCAGGCTACTGGCCATTGCATCTTGGTAACTGTTTTCTTTACAAAATGTAAGATAGGCATCAACAGCGAACTTAACACCTGGTACAAGGTAACGGTGACTGTAAAGGTCATCGGGTGTTAAGCCAACTGACCGCCCTAGACTCACCCACGCTTCAATTCCACCAAGTTCGTCATGGTCTTGAATCCGCTTTATCCATTCTTGTCTTATAGTTGAATCGGTACAGTTCATAAGGATAGCCGCATCTTTGCGTGGAATCATTTCCTGGTAGTAAAAACGGTTAGCAACCCACATCTTTACTTGCTCAGGTGTACAACCACCACTGTTCATGGAGATATGGAACGGGTGATGTATATGGTACCGCTTTTGTAAATCTAAGACTTTTTCACGGAGACTTGTCATTTTTAATTGTTAATTTTATTTATTTTTAAGTAACTTTTAGCTTGAAAATACCTCATTTTTATAAAAAAC